GATGTAATTACTGTTATGTCATTGGGTAAAACTTTTAAAAAATAAGGAATAAGTTTCATTATAAATCCTTTAAAATATTTTTATATTCTTCTAAGGCTAGTTCTTCTTTTTTAATTTTCATAGAACTTTTAGAATTTTTAATCTTTTTTGTTTTAACTTTTTTACTATATTTAGTCCTCCTTTCATTTTTTAAATCAAGATAATTTTTATCCATTGTCTTTTAAAACCTGCATTAATTTATCTTCGTACCACTTTGCTTTTTGTAGATCCTCTAGTCCGTTTTTGTACGGATAACGCCAACGATACTTCAGACTGTTTCCTCGTAAATAACCAACAAACTCTTCGTGGCTTAACATTGCGTTTATTCCGTCTATACATTCTATATCTCCATTGTTGTAATGCTTAGGCTTATTAACATTGTCCCACTCTTGAGGTGTTGCATTATCAATACTAACTTTCTTTTTAGTATGCTGTTTCATTTCCATTCCTCCGGGAAAGTTTTTTCTGAATACCATCTAATTTTATTATTCTCTGACCATTCTGAGTGAGTCAATTTGGTTCCGTCTTTGCGAGGACGCGAACGAGGCATCGGAGCAAAGGGGGAAGCAAAAATAAATACCAACTCTACATCTTCAGGTAATATTTTTTTAATCCATAAGTACTTACTGTACTCTGCGTAATCCCAGAATCTTCCTTTAGCTTCTAGCAATATTTTTTTACCATCAATAATTTTTATAAAGTCAGGATTATAAACATGCTCTACTATGTAAGGAACTTTTTCTGAATGCGCTTTCCAGTTTTTTAAAATAGATTTGTGTAGCTTAGCTTCCCATTTTGAATCATACCCTTTAGGTATATTAGATTCTCTTGGCCTAACTTTTCTAGGACTTCGCTTAGGCATTTTCTACATCTCTTAAAGTAATACTTTCTAATCTATAATTTCTTTTTAGAAGTTTTTTAATTCTTTTTCTTACCCACCTATAAGTATAAGCATTCAACCGTCGTTGACCCATAGAAGTATAATACTTTTCTGTAGGAATCATGCTTAACTTTTCAGCTTTTGAAATTTCATTTTCAGGTAAAATATTCTCTAACCACTCAAATAAAATATAAAAAACTTTCTGATTCATCTTTTGCTTTTTACTTTTTATAACCATACTTCAGGCACCTTGGGTTCACTAATTACTTTAGTTAAATATGTTAAACCTTTTGAATACTGAAATACTCTAAGGTTAGGATAACACCTAAATTTATGGGGACAATAACCGCAGTTTTTAGGAAGCTTTAAGTTACCAGCTTTTCCTTCAGCTACAGGCTCATAACATTTTTCAGGCGGCTCGTTTTCTAACAGTGAATTTTTAATTTTAGTAATTAAATTATAGCTGTTAGGTTTATCTAGCTCATCAGGTTTATACATTACAAGCTCACCTGACTCTTTATTGATAACTAAAAAGCCTCCTTGGTTTGTACCTTCAGCTTCTTCATAACCTGATAGCTGTGCTAAATATCCAAAAGGATCATCTGTAGCTAACGTACCTTTTTTAAATTTATTAAATGCAAAACTAGATGCTGTCTTAATATCTATAATTTCTCCATCAATTTTACAATCGATGTGTCCTTTAATACCATTAAGTTCTACTTCTTTTTGCTGGTCTGTAGCTTTATGGCCGGCAAACTCAATTAAAAATAAAAGAACTTCTTCCAGCATATGACCATACAAAAACTTAATAGGCAAGTAAGGTTCTTCTGAAGTATTTTTACCAGTGTTGTACTTCATATCGTACCACATTCTTCTAGCTGGCTTACCTATATTTGACATTCTAATATTTTTCTTAGTGGTGTCTTGAGCTTTAGCCCAGTGCCTTAAAACATTCTTCATGCTTTCACCAAACTTTTCTATTAAATCCTCAGAAATTTTTAGTGACTTATTGTTTAACAACGGATTAATACTGTCGTAAATGTCTTCAACTATATTCATTTTCTATGCCTTATAAATCTACACTTACGTGTAACTGAATTATAATGGAGATACTGAACACCTAATTTTTTTTGTGTTGGTGTTTTTGCAGAAAGCCTACCATCTTTGTAAGACTTAACATCTATTAAAATAACTTTACCTTTTGGATCTAAAGCTATAATATCGATAGGCCCTGTGCAACCACAATTTTTAAATACATGGTAGCCATTATCCCACAACCATGTAATAGCATAATGCTCTGCTAAATCTCCTATTCTACTTGGATCATGTTTAGGTTTTCTATCTGATATTTTAATAGGTTTCATTAGTGTGTTTCACTCCAGTTATCTCCTATTTTGTACTCACCATCTAAAGGACAGCGTAAGTTAAATACGTCAGTAACTTGTCTAATAGCTTCTACACCCGCTTCACCTACTACAGTAGCATACTCTTCTTTAACTTCCAACTGCCACTCGTCATGGATGTTAGCTACAAAATAAGCAGGGTAGTTATTCTCCTGTATAATATTGTTTAATATTACTAATGCTTGCTTCATTACAGCAGCTCCTGCTGATTGTAATAAAGTATTTAATGCAGCATGCTCATGTCTTATCTTAACTTTTCTACCGTCTAATCCTTTGAGATAACCCTTTGCTGATGCTCTTTCAACGCGCTCCTTAAGGTTTGCAAGTGCAGGAAGATTATAGAGAAAACGTCTTCGTAACGCAGCGCCTTCTCTTTTACTTCCTCCGACCACTGAAGCAATTCTAGCGTCTCCTGCTCCGTATAAGAATGCATAGATGAAAGTTTTAGCCTGATTTCTTGATTCAAGTCCTGCAAGTTTTTGATTTGCTGTGTGTATGTCTCCATTGAGAATCTCATTTGTGTACTCCTTATCATTCATGTAGTGAGCAAGCATACGTAATTCAAGACCACTAGCATCTATGCCTACAAGTTTATGTCCTTCTGGTACAACCCAACAACTTCTACAGTCTTTACCGTAAGGACTATATACCGCTGGTATCTGAGCCATATTAGGTTTTAAGTGTGACATCCTACCAGTAATTGTACCGTTAGAAATAGCATAGCCATGTACTCTATTGTCTTCTTTTAAGTTTTTAAACCATGAGTCTACTTGTGCTATTCTTTTTTGAAGTAGTAAGTAAGTGGCAATTAACTCTGCTTCAGGTATATTTTTAACAGTAGCTAACGTACCTTCATCTACAATAGGCTGGCCTGTAGGTGTAAACTTAGAAGGCTTCCAACCAAAGTCTTGAAGATACTCACCTATTTGTTTACGAGATCCTAAATTAAATTCTTGAAGTTTCTTTCTATCAAAAGGCAACCAACGAGTTTGAATTGGTTTAGCCATTATTAAATTATACTCATCTGTAGTTAAACCTTGTTTAGACAATGTACCATCTTTCTTTTTCTTAGGCTTTACGGTCTTAAGCGTAATTAATTTAGGTTTAAAAACTTGTTGTACAGTTTGTTCAATATTTCTTTTGCGCTCATTTAAATCTGCAAGCAATAAAGAAGCTTTGTATTCATCAAATAAAAAGCCATGCTTTTCTTGCTCTTTTAAAATTAAAGATACTTCATGCTCTAAGTTAATAGATCTATGGTCAAAGTCTGCTAACTCTTTTAGTAACTCTTCAAACACTAAAGCATTTAGCTCTACATCATTAACACAATAGTCTAACATTTTTTGTGTATAGCCTGAAAAATCTTCTTGCTCCATAGAACCTTTTAGAAAATTTAATTGATAGCCCCAATGCTTTAAGCTATGTCCTCCACGTTCAGGGTTAGCTAATCTTGATAGCACCAAGGTATCAATTATTTTTTTATTTTTAAAATTAATATCTGTAAGCTTTTCTAATACAGGTATGTCAAACCCTAATATGTTATGACCTATAAGTAAGTTAGCTTCTTTAATTAATTTTAAACCTTCATCTATATTGTCTGGTGAAAAAGCGTGTATCTTATTAGCGTCTAAATCTTTAGCTACTAAACACCAAAGCTTGTTTGCTTCTAAACCATCAGTCTCAATATCAAAAACTAATTTCATATTTTTTCCTATAAAGTAAGAGCCTTCCAAGAGTACTTAAGTTGTGGGCATCTTTTAAATTCATCGTCAATCATCTTAGCTATTTCACGACATTCAAACTGAGCATCGTCGCTAGATCGTAACTTAACTACTCTAGCAAAAGCAACTAATGATCCTGTCCAAATCCATTCGGTCATCATAGACTGTGGTAAAATCATACGTGCTTGTTCTGGGGCTACACCACTGGCTATCATGTTATCATACACAGCTTCAGCCTGACTAATTAAATCAGAATACTTTTGCTGAAACCTAGTATGTTCATCGCCTACAAATACTACATCCGATGAGCCTTGCTTTTTGTTGTCTGCACGTTTACGCCACAGCTTAGGGATGTGATACTCAGGTAAAAAATCTACGTATCTCCGACTAACCTCATTCCAAACCATACCTACTTGATGTTTAACTAATTGTCTAGCTACAAATACTGGAGCACTAATTCTAAACTGTGCTTGTACATGTGCGAAGGGAGTCCAATGATCATGCTTTGCTAAGTAAGTTATTAACTTTTTATCTCTTGGCCCAAACTCTCCTACCATATTAGCAAATGAAACTCTCGCACTATTAGCTACAGTCTTGTCGTCACCCATTAAATCTATCATGTCTACTTTCATAAAACTACTCCAGCTAAAAAAACTGTTGAAAAAATAATTAAACAAATATAAATTTTAATTAACTCTTTAGATGTTAAATATCCCTCAATAATATCTGTTAAATAATCTTTAATTAAAGAGGTCAATCTAATAAAAATGTTTCTGTTAGTGTTCATCCGTTTACGAACTCCTGTTTTATAGTTAGCTCTACGATTACATCCCCGTCAGGATGATGCCGATAAGCTTCAACTAATTTATCTCTTAATGTTATCATTTCATGAAGCTGCATATTCTCACCTAGCTCGTCTTCGTAATCTCTGTAAGCAGTAATGCAAGCAAGCACAAACTTTTTATTTCTTTTAACAACCTTATCTACTACTTTATGCGACCACCAGTAAGCCTCAAGTACGTAGTCTGCATCTAGGTCAATCTTTGCTGTGTTACTTTTCATACTTCTAAAAACTCCATTCTTGTATTAACATAATGTTCAATATCTTTTTCAGTAACCAAACCTATTTCTAATCCTTTCTCAAAAAGACGAAGGGCTTCTTCATAAAGCCCCTCTCTTACTTGATCATTGTAGTGACAACTCATATTAATCTCCGTTAAAAAGGTATATCCTCAAACTCTAATTTCTTAGGTTCTTCTAAAGGTACTTCATTTAAACGACCTGTTTCAGTATCATAAAGTAACTGAGCAGCTAAGCCTACGTCACCTGTATAGCGAGATTTAAGTACACGAATACGTGTGGTCTTAGCTTCAACTTCATCAGTAGATTGTTGGTTTCTTTCTAAAGCAATAATAGAATCAGCAACATGTGAGATACCTGCTGATCCTCTAATGTGATGCATCTTTACTTCAGCACCATTCTCATGACCTTCCGAAGAACCTCTGTTAAGATGTGATACACAAATCATACCTACATTTGTTTCAGATACTAAACTTCTTAAGTGTGTCATAAGACTATCAATTGTTTTACGCTCGTCATTACCTTCAGAGCCTGAAACAAACATATGTAAATGATCTACAATAATCCACTTGCAGTCACAACCGATAATCATAAAACGTAACTTAGCTAGTGTCTCGTCAATACTATTAACACCAAAGTGAGCATGAATAAATATTTTATCTTCAGATAAAACTTTATTGTAAAGATCACTTAACTCTTCATCACCGTAATTTTCTCTTACTTCTTTTAAATGAATCTTATCATTAGCTTCAATGGACACAATACCGTCTACTGTTCTACGCCAATCTTCTTCTAACGCTACGATACCAATCTTGTCGGGACTATTAGTTAATAAATGATGAGACAATTCTCTAGTAATAGCACTCTTACCTAACCCTGTACCTCCTGCTACAACTAACAACTCACCTTGTCGTATACCTAAAAGCTTATCATTTAAACCTTCCCAAGGATAATTAACTGTAGCATGAACTTCTCTGTCTAACCATTCATGTAGTTTTTCTGAGGTTCTAATAATACCTGTAGGAGTATAAGTACTAGCTTGCCAAAAAGCATCTTGATATTCTTTGAATGCATTCTTTTTAAGCATATCATTAGCATCTTTATAACCTATAGGCAATGTCATTATCTTTGCTTTGTTAGGTCTAAACAACGCAGCACATTTAGCAGCAGCATCTCTACCGTGCTTGTCATTATCAAAACAAATAATTACATTTTCATATGTCTCTAAAAACTCTAGATTCTTTTTAATGTCTGAAGCTGCTGACTGCGCTCCGTTTTTAATTGATACACAAGGCCATCTGCTACCCGTAAGTTCGTAAGCTGCCATAGCATCACACTCACCTTCGGTAATAGTAATGTACTTACCTCCTGTCTGACAAATAGACTGACCAAACAAACCACCTTCTTGTATCTTACCCTGAGATGTAAAGCCTTTTGTTTTAGACTTACGAATTTTGTAAGCTACTAAGTCTTGTCCTTTGTAATAAGGATAATAATGTTCTTTAATCTGTCCTTCATTATCATAAGTTACTCTAACATTATAACGCTTAGCTGTTTCTTCTTTAATGCCTCTATCAGTTAGCGCACCTATCACTCCTATGTAATCATCTTTAGAAAAATGAACTACATTATTTTCTGACGACTTTGTATAACTGTTCATACCTTCCTCTGGATTTTCATAATTTCTCATGTAACCTTTACAGCTAAAACAAAAAGCTGATCCATCTTCGTTTATAGATGCAGCGTTTGAACTATCACACAAATTACAGGGTACATATTTTTTAACGAAAGTCACTTGCTATCTCCTTGTATGTAACAGGATTAATAAGTTTTAAATCTTTAGAATCACATTGAAGATATACCTCGGCACCACACGATAAAGGACAGTCCCGAGAATAAATAATTTTAGAGTCTCCTGTAAACTTTACTTCATCTGCGTAGTATGTTTTACCACCCATCTTGATAGTAAGTACAGGTTTATAAGTAGGATTATTACGTGGGTCTTGCTTTCTATTATATTTAATATGGTGTTGATTAACATGAACGATTGCTTTCACTCTGCTTTCTCCTTAGCAAAAAAAAAGTTTGGAGGTGTCCCCCGGTCAAAAGGGACACGCTCCGAACGTTCGACTACATTACTCTGATACTTCTTCTGCCTCCTCATCAGACATTAAAGCTGCTTCATCTAAGTTATCTAACATAGCAGCTTTGTATGTATTAGCTGCTGCTTGTAATACATCAATACGCTTACTTAAGTTTTGAACTTCAGTTTGAATTTCTGCTAAGTAGTTAAACGCATTCTTTGCAGTATCATTCAACTTCTCTACATCATACAAACCATCATCAGTTTTAAAAGTAAATTGAGCCATATTAAAATTCATCCTCTAAAGCTTCTTTAATTCCAAGCTCTTCACCATCTGAAGATCTCCCTCCATAAGGCACAAGATCTAAAATCTGAACAGCTTGCAGATCTAAACCTTTAAAAGTACCATACTTATTTGTTGCTTCCCATGGATTATATTGAACACGAACACGCGAACCATTTCCAACAAGAGTATCTACAGGCTCGCGGTCATGATTAACCAACTTGGGAACTGCTTGCTTTTTACCATCTTTGTTCATAGCTTTACGCTTAATAACAATAGATGAGCCAGCTTCTAGCTGCTTAACTTTATAACCTTGAGCTGCAAAATCTTGTGCAACTTCTTCATCAATAACTAAGTTGATTGTATACACAGGATCAAACTTAGTATTAGGGGTAGTTACTGAGGCCCAATAAGCTGTTCCTTCAATTACTGCCATTTTTTTCTCCTTTGCGTTAGTTGGTTTGACAATACTATAGAGGCTAACAAGACTTGTCAAGCTAGTCTCTTAGATTATTTAGTTATAAGGGTGAACAGTTTAAGCACATGTTCAGGTACAACGGAGAATCTAAGCTGCGATTCTAAAGATAGACTTGCTCTGTAAAACCTTTCTAACTTTTTCTCCTGCTTGTACTTGCAAAGAAGAAACAGTGTGAGGACTTTTAGAACGAGTGGTCTGATGATGAGTACTCCAGTCAGTCATCGTATTATACAAGGCTAACAGATTGTTGCCAAGGGAAGGTTTGTAATCATTTTTGTAAAGACTCCAAAGAGTATTTAACGAACTAGTCTTACGATCATGTCCGTTCTTAGTCTTAGTAGCTTTATCAAGTGCTTCAAGAATAGATCCAGTACCATTATTAATTGAATCAATACTTTGAATAGCATGTTTATTTTCAGATAGTGTAGCAAGAACTTCAAAAGCTTGTTGGTCTGATACAGGTATATGTCTGTAACTATTCCAAAGCTCACCTTCTTTTTGAAAAGCTTCTAAACAATTACCAAGCTCAACCACTGCACCTTCAATGTTTGAATGCTTAGTATGTCTACGCTTTGCTACTGCAGTTACAGTACCAATAACTTGTAAGTTAGTACAAATCATACGCCAAGCACCAAGCTCAAAGATAGAAGGCCAAGAACCGTCAAAGCTATTTCTACCTACTAACTCCATAACAGTCTCATCACCCTCACCAGTCTGCACTGTATGCTCTGGAAAGCGATATCTAGCATAAGCTCTACCACCTTCATGAGATACACTTATCTCGCGTGTAAGACCTTCTAAGTTTAACGAAGAGTTAATAATCATATCTTCCATATAACCAAACTGATCAGCATGTGAAGAAGTATTACGATAGTTTTTACCTACAATAGATAACGGCTCATGTGTTTGATCGTTCATAAGCAACACACGCTTGTCGTACTTAACCATACTATTCCATTCTGAATTAATAGGGTTAATTTCTTCAAACCATAATGGTCTTGTGTAAGTACCAAAAGTAACACTACTAGGTAACGGGCCTAAATCTTCTAGAATTTGTCGGCGTCTATCTGAACGACTTGTAAATGTAGTAATAACATTCATGTTTCTTTTCCTTTAAAGTTTAATTGAGTGAGTAAAACCCCACAGGAACGAGGGGTTTTAAACACGAGTTACTTAATAACATAACTAAACTTATCAAGTTGTTCTTGATAATTAACATGGCTAATCAGTGCATCAGCAGCTAAGTCCCATTCTTTTTTATAAAGATTTAAAACTAACCGCTTCTTTAGCTTTGATCCACCAGATAAACCTAGCAGACTGCTTACTTTCTTCCAACCTTTATCATAAGGATTGGAATGATCTCTTAACTTATTTCTAAGAAAGGTGATCTTTTGTTCATAGCTCATATACTGTTTAGTTAAATTAGACGACATAAATTATAAGTCCTCCTCTTCAGTATCTAATTCTAATTTAATAAGACTATTTTCTAAGTCTCTTTGCTTTTTTAATTTTTTACCGAGAGCATAACTAGCTACAAGACTAGTTATTAAACCATTAAAATATATTCTTTCTGATTCAGAGCTGCAATATCTTAATCTTTCATCTAAATGATTTAAGTAAGCTTTAGTAAGTTTACCTGAATAAGAACTTACACTTAAATGATTAATTTCTACATTAAGTTTACTTACTAACTTTTTAAATGTAGTAAACTCTTCTTGTACAAAAGAACTTGAAGGAATATCTTCGTAGCTTTCTAACTCAATCATTGTTTGTTTAAGGGAACCCATAACATTATCTCCGTAAGTTGATGATAGTACTAATAATAAATGTACTTGAGCCTTAGCAGTTAGTAGCAATTTAGCGACTCAAGCACACTTAACTTTTAAACTATAAAAATAGTTTAGCATATTTTTGAGTGATAGTCAAGTATCACAAATAGTGATCTTCATGCCTAACTCTTTCAAATGTCTCTAACATTATATTATTTAAGACATCATTAATATTTTCAAAAGGTATGTATTTACCATTGACATCGACATGAGTAAACTCTACCTCTTCAGGATAACAAATCATATTGGGCGGTTCATATTGTGGAGGTCTGTAATGAACTACACATGATCCTTTTACTTTACCTACTTTAAACTCCATAACACTACTATGATTACCATAGAACGGATATTTTCTCATAAGCCTAGCTTCCTTTGCATTCCAATATCATGTAAAGTCTGAGGTTTCTTACGCTTTACTTTACCCTCTTTGATTACATAATACATGCCATACTCAACAGTATTTGGATTCGCCATGTAAATAATAATCTCTACACCTTCAGAAAATTTATTTTCAAAACCCTGTATAGTTTTACTCATTACATAAATACCACTTGATGACTCACTTCTACAAGCATAATACATTAGTTTCTCCACTTCTGAAGTTTAACTAACTCTTTCGCACATGATTCTGTCATATGCAATTCAATATTGTAATCTTTTTTTAACTGTACAATACCTTTCATCATATTGATTTTAGCAATCCTAGCTTTTTTATACTCACCTAAATCATATCTTTTTGTAGACTCCTGTAAAAAATACAGAATAAAATTAAGATCATTAGTAAGCTTTTGTTTCTCTGCTTGATTAATAGATAGCATATTACTTCCTTTTTTAATTAAATTTTTAAAGCCCGTAAGGGTTGAGGGGTTTAAAAATTTAGATCCCTCAATAGTATTTCTAGACTTTGGTTTTAAAAAACTGAACAGTTTAACGACATGTTCAGGTCTATTTCCTCGGCTAAATAAAAGGCTGATTCTTATGATCATATAAATCTAAGATCAACTCTGATAACATTCCTTTGTATTTACTTTCTATACAATCAGGACTAATAGTTTCTAAAGAAGATATGCAATGCTGAGCTTTAGTCAACGCTGTTATTTTATCTTCTATATTCTTTATAATACTACAATGATCTTTCTGATCGTCTATAGAATCAAACATGTAATCTCCTACAATAGTATTTCTAGCTGGATGTTTTTTAAGAGCGAGCAGTTTATAGACATGCTCAGGTCTGTCGGGGAATTAAGCTGTTAGTGTAGCTAAGAAGCTTTGAAGAACTTCAGATGCTGGTCTTGGACTAGCCTGAGTGCTGTACTTAGTCTGTTTCTTGTAAGCTGCTGCGCTCATATCTATGTTCTTCTCTTCAGCTTGTTGCATTAAATACTGATGAAGACCGGGAACAACATCGTCTAAAAGAACTAACTCTTTCTTTTCAGAACCTAGAAACTCTTGAACTATTCCATTGTTCAAAGCTGCTTCTTCGTTCTCAGCCTTAGACCATGAAACCATAAAGTCTAACAACAACTTATAAGCTTCATAGTTGCTAGAGATGCTAGGATCATTCTGCTTCATAAGATCAAAGTCCTCCTTGAACACTGGCTCAAACTCAGGTAAGCATGAAAACCTAGCTGCTATAGCTTTACACTGTGACTCTGTTGCTCTACGAATATTAGAAACACTAGACGTATTATTTTCCATCTGAGACTCCTTAAGTCTTTAGTTATTTAAGATTAACAAGCGTTAAAAGGATTTTTCAAGCTTGCAAGAAAGCAAGGTTGTAAAATTCTTAGCTTGTTGAGGTTAAATAACGTGAGGAGTTTCATATGGGAAATGATACAAACACAGACAGGACTATTTAAATACTAAGCTATTGAGACTGTTAAGTTTTTTAGTCTAGTAATATCCTAGTAATACATACGCTTTACAGTCTTGGAAGGCTTTGTAAACTAGTAAGGCTTACAAAATAATACGATATAGTTCTATAAAGACTGTCTAGACTACCTAATTCTGTGGGCTACCTAGCCCGGGCAGGATGCCATACCCCCTACCGTAGTATAT